CCTGTTGTTGTTAAATTTTCATCACTAAAAGAAATTGCACCACTTGAATCTACAATTGAACCATTTGAAATTGATATATTACCTGCATGTACTGTAGGTGCTGAAAGTGAAGTTATTACTGATACTACACTTGGTAAACCAATAGTTAAGGTATCTGTAGCAGTAACAACTGCTTCAATTTCATTTGAAGTACCTCTTACTCTTAATATATCACCACCACCAATTACTTGTTGTGTTGATGTACCATCTTCAATTGTCCAACCAGCAGTAGATGTAGCAATACTAATTGTTTCATTCATAGCTGCAACTAAATTTGTTGCACTAATAGAACCACTTAGTAATGCAATATCACCAAACTCATTAGCCGCCAAATCGTTAAATGTGGTTCTAAATGTTTCTAGTGTATCCGTAACTGCTATATTTTTAACTGCCATTAGCTTTTAACTATCTCTTTTAATAAGTCTTTAATTTCTCTTAATTCGTTCTTTAGATTATTTATGTCTTTTACCGCACTTCTAATTTTGTCGCCATCTTGTTCTCTTGACCTAATTCTTTTCATATAAATTTGATATTCTGTTACATTTGTATTCACAATAGCTCCAGAATTATTATCTCTGACTAAATGTTCGTGACCTTCTACTTTTAATCTTGTACTCATATTAAACCGCTAACGCTATTGCCCTTAAATCTTTTAGTCTTGCTGGGTAAGCAGAATTTGTTCCGTTAAATACAACTTTTATTTGGAAAGATGTAAATTCTGGCAAATCACTTACACTAAATTTGTAATCTCTAAAATCAATATCTAAAACTTCATCACCTTGTGATGGTGTAACATTTGTATCAGATGAACCGTCTATATTAAATGGTGTAAACTCTATGTCTTGAATTCTTCGTGTTTCCTCGCCACCAGATAGACGGAAAAACATCTTGATAGAAGAAGACGACCTCACACTAGCAGCCACTCTAACATCAATTGCTGTTGATGGATTTTCTAGTGATACAGGTTTAGTTAAGTAAGAGCCTTCGGATGAACCACCCTCTGTAGCAGTATCATCTTCATAGTCAACTGTGTTACTTAATTTAGAAACAATTGTTGAACCAGCTGCAGGAGCAGTAGTTAATCTTAAAGTTGAACCTGAAACTGTAAAGTCATCAACTGGTGATAATTTTTTACCTGATTTTTTAACAGACACCAAATGTACACTTGATGGTGAAGCAGCCATTGTAAAGTCCACAGTAGAACCATCACCTGTAAATGTATCAGTATTTGATACAATAGGTTGATTTAATCTATTTGATATTGCAAAAGCATTTACTCGTTTTAAATCAATAATAGGAGATACATTAGCATTTGTAGAACTAATTGTCAAGTTTACAAACATAGATTTAGAACCTGCCATTAAATTAGTTTCATTAATTGCACTTGCAACCATTCTTGGATTTGTAAAGTACAAGTTATCACCTAATACAACATTTTTAGCCGCTGTTGTACCTTGTAAACTAAATGGTGATTCTACACCGTGAACTGATTTACCTGATGTTGTTCTTAAAGTTGCACTAATATTTGTAAGTGGATGTAAAACACTACCAATTTGTAATTGTAATAAATCAAAGCCTCTGTTTTGAGTAGCAGTTATAATTGAACCACCGACATCACCAGTTGCGTTTGCTGTACCACCTGTATTCAAATCATAACTATCTAAAGTAATATTAGATATGGATGTAAATGTTTTATTAATTGCGTTGACAGATGTATTAATACCGTTAGTTGTTCCTGATGGAAACCCGGTAATCGTAACGCTATTATTTGCACTATGCATACCATGATTTTTATGGAATACTCTAATAACGCCTGAACCATTAAATGTTCTAATAGGGTTACTGTCTAATGTTTTTACTGGTAAATTATCATTCACTAATGTTACAGTACCAGTTGATGATGTATCAAACTTAGCTTTCTTAATAGTAAGTTTCATGTCTTCCATTTGTTCGGAAGTCCATGTTCTATTATTAGCAGATTTAAATAATACACCTATACTTGGTTGTGTAGATACTGTTCTATTTGAACCTATTACTTTTTCACCTAATCTTGCAACATAGGCCGTATAATCTGTTGAGTCAGAATATAATACAATACAATATTCTAATCCTTCTTGAACATAAACAGGAGAGTCAAAAGTAAATGTTGTTGCTACTGTTGCGTCTGCACTAGTATTTACTTGATTTGGATTAATCCATTTTAGTCCAAAAGGTAATATTTTAGGACCAGGATAACCATTAACCATATTTCTAATTTCTGCTTTGACAGGAATATTTTCTGATTTGGTAGCAAAGTAGGCGTCTATAGATGTGATAAAAATTCCATCTTCTTCATCTACTAAAAACGATTGAGCTAACGGGTCATTACCACCACCGCCGCCGCCGCCGCCGTTATCATTACCACCTCTATCTGGTGGTTGTCTTACTGCAATAACTCTACTAGCTGACCTTGTTTGTGTTCTATTACCTGTTGTAGCTGTTCTAACTGTTCGTGCTTCTCTACTTGAAACAATAGCTTCTTGTGTAGTTTCTAATAAACCTTTTGCGTCATAATCGCCCTCAGCAGATGTAGCTACATTTGTTCTATCTTGGCTGTTTGTAGATGAACTTGTTAATCTGAATACTCTCTTACCTGTACGCCATCTAGGATTTGATGTAACATTTGGGTCAGGTATTGCAAAAGTACCTTTTACATAACCGTTTGTATCAGTAATTACATTACCACCTAATGAACCACCGTCTGGCGTAATATAAGTTGATATATCAATATTATCAAAGAAAGGATAAACTCTAGTGTTTGGTCTTAAACCATACCCTTGAAAGGTAATTGTTCTACTTCTAATAAATGGTACAAAGGCGACAGATATAACTCTGTTACCTAAACTTTGTCTTAATGCTTGAGGCACAATTGTTGTTCGTACACCAGCTCTGACTTGTGTTACATCTCTGTTTGTAGTTTCAATTAATTGATTACCTTGCCATCTTTGTGTTGTTCTAGGATTACCAGACCATTGGTCTTGCCACTCATTCCATTCTGTACCAACTGGTATCTCTGATATACTTGTATTATCTAAACCTCTAGCAATTGCCAAGTTATCAAATGTGCCATTTACATTTACAACAATTTCTGGAGCTCTTCTTGTTTCTTTCCATTCATCAACTGGTGGGTCTAATTCAATATCTCCAATCCAATCAAATATTAAGAAAGGATTTAAATTTTCTGTTTTAGTTGCAAAAGGTTGCTCTAAATAATTTATTTCTGTATAAGGTAGAGAAATCAAGTCACCAGTTTTTGCATAGTTAGCGTCTGTTCTATCGCCAACTAATATTGAAGTGCCGTCATCATCTGCTTCAACTAAAGAAACCGAATCTTCATTAAATAATGTTCTTGCCTCACCTCTTGCTCTGTCAATTGCAAGTTTGTAATCATTATTACCTACATCACCGACATTGTGACCTGTAAAATTATCTACTACAAAACCATTTTTAAATCTATCAAAACCGTTTGCGTCTTGTATTTGCAATGATTGTGCGTCTGCTTCTAATAGAGATAATTGAGTATAGTATTCAATGTTTTTAATTCTAGTTTCAAGATTACCAATATCTCGCATTGTATATCTTCTATTATCTTCTGCGTCAACTTTTACATCTTCTGTTTTTAATGTATAAGCAGGAATATTTAATGTTGCCATCAACATGTGACCATCAAGGTTTTTAGGTTCTAATGGATTTAAATCTGAAGCGCCTGCTACAACTCTTAAATTTCCTTCTCTTGTTAAGAAAATTTTATCAACTCTATTTAAATAAAATTCTAAGTCAGATGTAATATCTGAACCAAATTCTGGAATATTTACTGTTGAAGCACCTGTTCCGTCAAATGACCTATCGTTAGAACCACTATCAATTGTACTTGCGTCATCAACTCTTGGTCTAAAGTCTAATACATCTCTTAATTCAAACTTTTTACCTGAAGTATCAGATGTGTAACTTGGAATGTCTTCATAATCAATAACACCTGAATATGAATCAACATCAAAGTAATCTTCACCTGCGCCATGTGTAAAGAAATCAAAATCTACAAGTAATTGACCTGTTGGTACAATTGCACCTGGTTTTAATTTAATTCTACCTATGTCATAAAAATTATCTCTTTGACCATTATCTAATTCAAATCTACTTGTAATGTCTGTATTTGAACTTGTTGCAGCTGCACCAAAACCACTTGACATGTAAACATTATTAAGTTTGAAAATATCTGCTTTTCCTAAACCAACAACTTTACTTTCAATTATTGTTTGTGATGAGATATTAACTGTTGAATTAGAGTTTAATGTTTTTGTTTTTGAACCTGCAATTGTTCTACTTATTGTTGCTAAAATTTTTACTGTGTGACCAGCAAAATTAGCTCCGAAATCTAAGTTAAGAGTTTTACCTACTGGAGAACCTTGAAGAGTAAATATTGAATCTCCTTCATGGTTACTACCCGATAAGTTTAAAGTATCTCCGACTGCACCTGTTCCACCTGAACCTGTTGACATAATAGATACTGAGAAATCACTTAGAGATAATGAAGCAAATGTTTCGTCTGTACCAGCAGAAATTGTAATATCACCATTTGATGATAAGTCACCTTTGAATTGTCTTCTCACATTAAAGTTTGTATCTGTAGCGCCACTATTTGTAGTAGTCTTTAATGTTTTAACAGTATTGTAAGGTAAATTAAATAGTAAAATATTATTTTCTGGATTATTTAATTTTGCTCTTTGTCTTGTAATAACAGCGGCAGTTGATACATCCGAACCGCCAACATTAGCAGTTAATGTAGCTTGTGATTGTGAAACAACATTTTTAATAATTGCTGTTACTGTTGAGCCTGCGTTGTTTGTAAATGATATTGTATCACCTACTTTTAAATCTGTATTAAAGTTTGTACCTTTACCTAATAAATTATTTGAACTATTTGCAATTGAAATATTACCTGTAATAGTTTCGTTTGTTCCGTAAGTAGAAGAAGTATCTGTATCAGCAGTATAAGTTGGCGAACCTGCCATACCAATTTGTTTAACTGCTGTAATATCTCTTGTTGCAACACCTTTTAAACCTAATCTATCAGGTTGAATTGTTGCACTACCATTTGAAGTTTGACCTGTAACTGTTTCATTAATTGCAAAAGAACCTTTTACATTTGATAAGACTATGACACCATGTTTTAATGTAGGTCCTGAAGTAAATGCCGAAACATTTTGAGATGTTGTTCCGTCTGCGCCAAATAATTCAAAAGTATTTGTAGTTGTGTTTCTAACTGTAAATGTTCCTGGTGTATAAGCACTACCACCTATTGCAAAGTTACCGCCTGTAATATTAATTTGTTGACCGTCTTTAAATCCGTGTGCATTTAATGTAACAACTCCTGGATTTGCAACTGAAATTGAAGTTGCAGCTGTTGACTTAGTTGTTGAAATACTTTGAACAACACCAGTTGCGCCTGAACTAGCACCTGATACAATTTCACCTGTTGTAAATGAAGTTGACTCTAATACATTTAGATGAGTAAACATTTCAATATCAAATAAGTAGTGTCGCCAAACGCCAGTTTGTGCAAAAATATCACTTGTTTCTGAACCTGTTACATACTCAAAGCCTCTTGATTTAGCACGACCAATTTGTGGTACAGTTGTACCTACTGTTGTTTGTTGTGTGCCTCTAACTGCTGTTGCTGTATCAAAAAGATTTACTGTCTTAAATGCCTCTACAGCACCTGAAACAAACCCTACATCAGGAGTATTATAAACATTATCAACATTAAAATAGTTATCTAAAGTAAATCTTGTTTTATTATTATTAGCAGTATCAAAATCTCTTGCTTTATCTACATCAACAAAAGTTGTTCCTAATCTTTCTGATTCATAACCGTTTACATATGATTTAAATGGTGAAACACCAATTGATAATTTAGTTGCTAAACCACCATCTGAAACTGAATTAATACCTCTATTATTACCTGAAGCTAAATGTTCTCGTACATCAAAATCTGGATTAACTAAAACATAATCACCTGATTCGTCAAATGTTCTTCTTGCTAATGTATCTTCTAGTACAGCATATTCTGTACTTCTAACCATAGATTTAACATTACCTGTATCTATTCTAGCAATCTCAAAGAAATTGTTATCGTCTGTAGCAGTCAATGATTTTTTTGAAAGTGTTAAAGTAATTTTAAATCTGTGAGCGCCAGGAGCATTTACATTTGAAGTGCCTTGAGCATTATCAACTAAATCGGGGTCATCATTAGGTGTCACAAAACTTTCTGTAACTGTTAAACCTATTCTATAATCTGGACTGTTTGTGTATTTGTCTAATACTAAAGTTGTACTATCTACATTTACATGAAAACCATTAATGTAATAAACACCTGATTCAATAGCTGCAGCTGAACCTGTATGAGTTGTTGCAACTACAATTGTTGGACTGCCTGTTGCATTTGATGTTACTGTTTCGCCGTTAGCAAAAACTAAATCTGTATTGTTTGTTCCTGATTTATCGTATTTAACAAATAAAGTGTCGGGGTCAGTACCGTCTGTGACAGAAATACCTACAACCTTTGCTACAACACCTGAAGTATTACCTGTTAGAGTTGTGTTATTATAAGTTTCTAAACTAGCGGCTGTCTTTGAAGTTAATTTAATTGATGTGTATTCAGTATCAATTGAAACCTGTCCAGGAATAACCATTGCACCTTGTTTAAAAAGATGGTCTGATACTTTTTCTACCTGATTTTGTAGAATTGATTGTGATTGCGTTAACTCTCTTGCCTGAACTGCAAATGACGGTCTAAAAAGTATTCTGTGAAACTTCTTTGACTCGTTAAAGTCATCATAGTAAGGTGAGAGGTTAAAGTCAGTTGGACTTGGCATTTAACTCTCCTAAAATTCTATAACCAGTTTAATATTCTCTGTTTGGTCAGCAGCTCTTGTTATAGGCGCTCTGTTTTCAATATAGAGAATGTCACCAGAGTCAGCGTCAAGTTCCGAAGCAGAATAACCACTTGTAAAAGACTGACTGTTAATAGTGCTCGTTGATGTAGTCGGCGTACCATTAGCACTTGATGATTGGCCTGTAATAACATTTTGGCCACTAAATGCTGTTTGATTTCCGTTAGAGTCAATACCCTCGTCTGTATGTCTTGTTTGAATATAATATAAAATTTTGTTTGTTGAATCATATTCTACAACTTTACCTACTGCGCCAGTTGTTGCTTGATTGATTTCTTCATCTGCTGTAAATGTTCCTGTAACACCTGAAAGATTAACTGCTTTTGTACCTCTTAAAGTATTTGCTGAGGCAGCAGAACCGCCAGATTTAGGGTCACGAATTAAACTAATTTTTCTAAAGTCGTTTGCAACTGAGAAGTCACTTGTATTTGAACTTTCTGTTCCTTCAAGTGATGTGTTCATCATTACATAAAAACCACCTAATTCTTCTACTGCATTTTTACCATGACCACCTTTTGGTTCAATAATAACATCAATCTCTGCACCTGTTAAATTTGTCGCACCAGCGGCAACTATTTGTGCATTTGAAATTGTTCCAAAAGTATAACCTGTTCCTTCAGTTGTTACTGTTACAGCTGTTATTGCACCTGAAGTTACGGTAACTGAAACTTTACCAGCTGAACCATCACCTCTAATATCAATATTAGTATGAGTGCCGTCTGCACCACCTGAACCAGCAGTTTTAATTTTTGCAATATGAATTGCACCATCAATAGCTGCGGCCGCAACGGTTGAGTTTGTTGTAACTGCCATAAAATCTGTTGATAAGAAATTTGATTGTTGAGAAGCAGATAGAGTGTACATATATTTCCACTTATATCCATCAGCAGTAGAAATAATATCAACATCTACTCCTGTTGGTTCTACCGTAGAAGCAGTATTACCATCATTATCTAAACACTTATAAACATTTCTATCAGTTGTTAGTACATAGAAACTTGCGTCATGTAAAGTTGAAGCACCACTATTTGCTGTTTGAGCTGTTGTGCCACCTGTAATTCTTTCTCCATAATCATGTCTGTAAATATCGTAAGTTGTGCCTGTAGCCCAATTTCTTCTTGGTATTGCGAATGTTACATCTGTAGTAGCAATTTTCTTCGCCGCCAACATATCGTCAAAAGGAAAGTGTTGCGAATTAACATTATCTGCTGGAGTTACTGGAGCTGAATCAGTACCCTCATTATTTGTTCTAGCGTCACCTCTTGTAGAAGTAGCAAATGCTTGTGGTCTACCAATACCTAAGTAAAAAGTATTACCTGAGGACTCAGAAAATGCTTCTGAAAACTGTTCACTATTGTGAATTCTAAATCTGTCTGTTATAATTGCTGGCATATTATTTTATTTCTTCCTTAACTATATTTATACAAGTTTTCACTACGCTCCTGGGTCTGTTATATTATTTCCGTCAATTTCAGCCCAAGCTTGAATTTCAATGTAATGTATATTTCGTTGGTCTAACGGAACATCCCAAACCGTACCATCAGAAAGTGTCATTTTATAACCTATAAATTCTCCTACTGAATATACTTTTTCTACTGCATTAATCATTTTTATATCTCCGCTGCTACCATTATATAGCCGTTTGAGTCATTTATTCTTACTTCGTGGCAACCACCTGATGTCATACCACTCATTCCTGTTAAAGCCAATCTCATTTGTCTTTCATCACCTGCTTGTAAAGAAGCACCTGAAGCATTTGACCATGCGCCGGCAGTACCAGTTAAACCTTGTATATGACTAGCATCCGATATAGTAGCAGATGGTACAACTCTTTTTTCTGTTGCAAAATTAATTCTACCAAAAATACTTGAACCACTTGTACCTTGACCTATACAAATAACTGTTTCTGTTGATGATTTATCAATTCTTTCTAGGTACCTTTGACATCTTCTTAAACTGATATCAAATGGTATTTGTTCAAAATCTGTAGCAGTATTACCTATTTCAAATTGGTAACCTGTAATTTCTATAGTAGCATTATTAGTGGTTGAAAATGCATTACTTAAACCACCTGCTCTTTTAGTTGCGTCAGAATCCCAAGCACCTCCTGTAGTAGAACCTGAACTTGAAAAGCTTGTGCCTGCAGCTGTCCAAATACTAACTTCCATTCCGTTATCGTTTGATGTTAAATCAAAAGCGTCGGATGTATTTCCAGCAAAAGTTACTGATTTCTTTTCCCAAGTATCTGCTGATGAAACAGTAAATGATTGAGAATTATATTTACTATGTTCTCTATCCCATAACTCAGCTACAAATGTTCCTGTAACACTTGATTTAATCCAAAAAGATAAAGTTGTTTGTTCAGCTGAAGCAGTACCATAATTTAATGTTCTTAACATTTGTTTTTCTATTCTTTGACCGTATCTAATAATACCGGATGAACCAAGTGATGTTTCAGCTGCCAATGTTTTCCATTCTAAAGAATTTCTAAAACCTTGTCCTGCCGGTACATCTGTTGTTTGTGTTAAACTACACTCATAAGATGTTCTACCTTCAATTCTAAGGTTAAATCTATCTACACCAGCTTGACCATTTGCCACATCAGCAGTAGCACTTGTTTTGGCACCCCATTGCGATATTCCCATGTCACCATTAATCATTAAATTTTTAAATGTAGGGTTAACACCTTGTTGATTAGAAAGTGAATTAGCAAAATTTCTTGTTATTATTCCCATATTTTTATCCTATGTACCTAACCACAATCTCTGCTCCGTTTGCCGGCGCCGTTGCGAAAGTTAATGTCGTGCCTGAAATTGTATAATCATCTGTTGGTACTAAACAAATACCATTTACAAAAACAAGTAATTCATCAACATTTTTATCTGCTAATATTGTTATTGTTGTATCTGAACCATCACCTGTATTTGTTTTGTCAGTTGTTATGTTTAATCTTGATTGTCTACCTGTAGGTATATCTAGTGAATGACCCATGTAAGAATGAGCAGAGCATTCATAAAATAAAGGAGTTGGTGTTGCGCCTGTAACAGTAATTGTTGTGTGAGCGCCTGCTGAACCTGGTGTACCTGAAGTTACTACATTGGTAGTATATGCTCTTGTTTTATCTCTATCAAAATAAAATAATAAAGGGTGTCCTGAGTTTGTACCATCTGCTTGGTCAAATTTATAAACACCTTTTGATAAAGTAAGATGTGGACTTTCGTGTCCATCAATTTTATAACCACTTGATGAACCATCTCCATACTCACTATGTTCGGTAGTTTTTGTTGCAACTGTAACTGTTAATGTTGTTGTTACTGTTGCGTCTGGTGAACGGTGAGATAAGTAACCAATATCGTGAATATCATTACCTTGTGCGTCCAAATCTCCGCCAAGTTGAGGTGTAGTGTCAGCTACAACACTTGCAATACCGCCGCCTTCATTACCTGGGTCAAATCTTCCACCAGCAGAATTCCATTTTAAAACTTGGCCATCTGATATACTTGCAACAGAACCTACATTTCCTAAAAGTGAAATAGAATCACCTTCTTGTAATAATCTTTGCCAACCACCTGCGTCTGCTACATATGGTACATTACCACCAATATCATACGCAAACATACCTTCGTAAGTTGCGGCTGTTGGTAAGGCACCTGTGTTTGCAAAGTTAAATCTTAATTTGTTACCTGAACCTGTTGTATCTACTGTACCTGTACCTGATAAACTTGATGTACCTGAAATGCTAAAGTTTGAAGCTGAAGCCGCTGTGGCACCTAGAACAACCGAAGTTGCACCTAAAGTAACTGATGAGTTTGCTAATTTAGAATTTGCTATAGCAGCACTAGATTTAATATCAGCATCCACAATGTTTGTAATTGTGTTATTGTCTGAATCAATTGTTTTATTTGTCAATGTATCAGTTGTTGCCTTACCTACTAAAGTATCAGCAGCGGCAGGTAATGTTACTGTGACATCACCAGTAGCAGCTGGTCCTATTAATGTGACTTTGTTTGTGCCATTATCTGAATCTTCAAAGAACTCTAAGAAACCTGCACTAGTAGCCCCATTCTTTAACTGTATTCCAGCGTTTGCGATAGGTGTTGTAAGTGTTGGTGTTGTTAAAACTTTATTTGTAAGTGTTTCTGAACCTGTTAATGAAACAAAACTATCACCTTGTAAAGCTGTATTGAATTCTGCTAATGTACCTGTTAATGTGTTAGCGTCAAGGTCAATTGTTTTATTTGTAAGAGTAGATGTTTGAGAGGCGGAAAGAACTGTACCGTCAACTGCTAATGTTAAATTATTACCTGATATTGTAGATGAAATACCAGTACCACCTAGAATTTTAAATACTTCACCATTTGCTGAAACTATTGTTTCTGTCGAACTATCATCATGGATTTTAATAGTACCATTTACTGTAGTACCGTCACCAATAGCTGTATAGATTTCGGTAAAGTTTAAATTAACTTTATTAGCACCATCACGGAGATTATCACCTGTTCCGTCATTTGCTGTGGATCCTCGATTTATTGTAAGTTTTGCCATGTTTGCCTGTTATCTCTTTATACTATTTATAATGTTTTTACGGTGTTGTATCATCAAATGTTGCGTTTGTATTATCAAACTTAGTTAATGTGTTACTAAATAAGTCTTGGTTAAATCCTACAGACGCCGGAAATGCATAATTCATCTTAATTGTTTTACCAATTTCATTTGATGTAAACAGAAATATAGGTACTTGTTGTCCATCAAGGGCTGTTTTAGTACCAGTAATTCTCAATGCACTTAAAGACTCGAAAGTATTTGCTTTAGAACCACTAGCTGATGTACCGAATACTGTATTAGCATATTTATTTAATGAAGAATATCTTGGTCCACCGTATGCGTAACCACTTCTTACATCATGTGTAACACCAGCATTATCTACAATTAAGTTTCTCTGCCTACTTAAATAATCAATTGTTATAGGTTCTCTACTGGCTGTTAAATCTCTTGTGTTTGCGTCAAAAGGGTCCCTAAAATCATTACTTACATCTGAATTACCACCAACTTGTGGCGTAGCTCTTAGTGATGTGCCGTCTGTAGTTGTTCCTAATCTTCTACCGAATACTGTTACAAATAATGTATTAACAAGTGATAGCAACGGTGTTTCAAGAACTCCTGAAGTTACACCTTTAACAGGACCTTTTGCTGTTACTATAATTCGTGATTCAATATCTACTTGACCTGTAAAGTAAAAACCTGAAGTGTGCATTGTTTTTTTAAATGCGTCACGCCATCTTGCAATTGATTGGCCGACTTTAATTACATAAGAATAATCTTGATAGTATAAACTATCTTGTATTCTCATTGTTGTTTCAGAAACTTTACCTCTTTCACTAATAAAAGCACCATCTGTATCTGATACAGAAACTACATTTACGGATGCTGTAGAAATATCTAATTTTCTAAGTTTGCAAGTACCACCTGTACTTGATGTAATTGTTTCATTAATAGAAAATGTTCCTGACACATTTTTAATTCTTAATAGACCTCTATCACTATCAATACCCTCTGCAATAGTACCTGTGGCACCTGAAGTATCTCCTGTAACAGTTGTAGCTGATATAAATGAACCTAGAATATTAGATACAATCATATTATTAAAGAAACCTAAAACTGGAGGTGTAGGAGCTGTTTCATAACTTCTACCTAATGAAACGGTTTTTAGTTTAACAATTTTACCTACATCATCACCATATGCTTTTACAATTGCATTTGAACCTGTAGATGATGTAACTGTAACAGTAGGTAATGATGTATATTGTCCACCACCATTTGTTAAAAATATTTCTTCGATAGTTTGTAAATCGGTAAATTTTTCTTGTACAATTGCCTTTCCCTCATATGGGTCACCTCTTGTTGTTTCATCTTCTAAAACAATTCTATCTTCAACACCTGTAGCAGCGTCTTTACTTCCGTTTTGGTCTGCAATACCACCATTTACAAGACTTACAAACCCGGCCGCATTACTACCACTTGTTCCTGTGTTTACAAAATTTAGTGTATCACCTATTTCATATCCAGTACCTTTATTATCTAATACAATTTCAGTAATTTTTCCTGGACCAATATCTTCTATTTGAAATAATGCACCAGTACCACCAGCAGTCAATGTTATAGTGTCTGTTGTTGAGTTTAATGAACCATCATTTAAAATATTTTTTGTACCAGGTATACCTGTGACATTTGCTTTAATAAAATAATCGTCTGTATCAGCAGTTGTACCTTGTACTTCTTCACCTACTGTAAATGTACCTTGAATACTGTCTGAGTTTAAAATTAATTGTGTAACGGTTTTATCACCTATTTGAAAAGTAGATGTGTTTTCAATAATAGCAGTTGCGCCTGAACTTTGTCCTGTTATTGTTCTACCTATTAATAATGTTGCGTTACCTACTGAAGCAATAACTCTTAATACTTTTAATGTATCAAATTGACCATCAGAAGCTTTAAGCATTTGTTCTCTAGGATAAAATGTTTCTGAAGTTTCACCAAATAATATTCTAAAAAACATTTCGTGGCCACGAACTGAACCTTTTGACCTGTAAAGTGATTTAATATTTTTAATTAGTTTTCTTCTATCAACACTAGCAGCTAAATTTTCTGGTAATGTTGCTAAAAATTCATCTCTCATTTGTGTTAAGAAATGATTTATTACTTTATCTGGATCCCTAAAGTTAATTAAATCTGTAATATTATTTACAGGATTAGGTCTATAATTTGTAATACTTGCTTGAGCACCTGAACTTGCGCCTACAATAACCTCAGTATCTATAAATTTATCTTGAGCTGATATTATTAATCTATTATTTGCAATATCTTCAACTAAAACTGTAGCTGTAGCTTTTGATGTTTGACCTGTTACGACTTCACCTCTAGTAAATTTACCATAAGTAGATTCTTCTAAAAGTAATTTATCGCCAGCGTCTAATAGTGTTCTAGCAGTACCTCTACTACTAGAGTTTAAAACTAAATTGTTTGATTGACCTGTTTCTGATTGAAGTAGAATACCATCTGTGCCTTCAATAGTATCTATAGATAATTCTGCTGACTCTAATAATTGATAATAGACTTTTAGAAATTCTGCAAATTTTGGGTGGTCAGCAACGACAAATTCTGGAAGTTGACTGTTAAGTATTGTTGAAATTTTATCATTAAATTTTGCCATTTGTCATTAATAACTTGATGTTGTTGTGTAGCCTACACCAGCATCAGCTGAGCCTCCTACAAATGAATCTGCTGAAACTGTTATACTTGAATTTGATACATCTATTTCTACTATTTGGTCTCTTACAGGAACAATATCATTTGAATCTGGCGTAACAGTTAATTCTATTACAGTTGAAGTTGCACCTCTTATATTTGAAATAGAAGCAACATTTAAAGAGTTAACTGTAATTTGACCTGTTATATAATTAATTGTACCTTGTGTACTATTAATATATGTTCTAATACCTGAAGTCAAGTAATACATTCTTACATTACCAGCGCCATCATCATCAAAAAACATTTCATTATCATTACCATCTATTTTAAAACCTGTTGATGATAAAATACCACCAGCTGCCGTATTGTGACCTGAATGAGGATTAAATAATGCGTTTCTAAAGTATATGTCATATTTGTTAGAAGATAATAAAGTTGGTGTAAAAGATTTTCTAATTTTTACAGTTGTAATATTAGATAAAATACTAGTATCTACAGAATCAATTAAGCCTGTTAATTTAGAGTGTCTATAGATTGAATCAAACTTTTGTAATGTGTTTGTATTATAATTTGTAATAGAAGTAATAATTTCTGATTTTAAAGTATCACTAGATTTAGTTGTTGTTGAAGTATTATATTTTACATTTGATGTTAACAAGACCGAAGTTGTTTCAGGATCCACAATCTGAGGAGATACTGAGGCAACATTATAAGGTTTAAGTTTATTAACAATATCTTGTTTAGTTGTTTCTGTAAGTGTTGAACCAGAGGCGGCTTTGATACCAATTTTTACAGTACCATATCTTGGCGTTTCATCATCTTCACCACCCCATGCACTTACTGATAATGCATTTGGATAAATTGATTGTACTAAAGTTTCATAATCAGTTGTAGTAACCGCTCTATCTTGAGCTGCATATTGTAATGGCGCATTTAATCTAATTGAATCGTCTGTTTCTCCTAATGCACCACCTTGAGAACTTGATACTGTTGAAATTGTAACATCTGTAAAACCACCAATATTGCCGGATAAAGTAAATGAACTTGCACCGTTTGAGTCTGTAATATTAGTAACAATATATTCTAATATAATAATATTGCCGTCTGCAAGAGCTTTACCGTTTACACCATCACCAAAATAAATTTCGTATTTGCCGTCTTGTCCTTCTTGTATAAAATATACTTTAGATGTAGAAGTTACATTATTATATCCGCCGGCTAATGAATATGTTTCCGTTTTTGTATCACTAGAACTATTTTGTACTTTTACTAATAATGTAGAAGTATCCGCTTTAGCACTTGGCACAATAAATTTTTGGTCAACATCTGTGCTATCAACCGTATATTTAAATGTTACTAAAGTACCTTCGTAAATAGGTAAACTTGAAAATTTATAAATTCCTGCTAACGGTGTAATTGTAACATCTGAGTTTGTCACATATTGATAAGAAGTATTATCTACACTTGTTGTAAAAACTGTTCCTTTACCCATAGTCACACTTGTGCCTGTTGCATTATTAAGTGTTACATCAATAGACGCTATTGGTGCTCTAGGTGATGATGGTGTGTAACCAATCATTTTTGCTAATGATACAATATTATTTCTTATGTCTGCACTATCAAGATATAACTCGTTAGTTGACATGTTTGCTAAGTAAGCAAGGTAATGTGTATTGTAAGATAAAATATCTAAAAGAATACTTAAAGAACTACCTTCAAAGTCATAATCTTGAAATTGTGTTTGACCTTGTAAAAATGATTTTAAGTTTGATTTGATTGCGTCAAAATCATAATCTGAAACTACTAGTTTGTTAGACATTTATTATCTTACCCTTTGTAAAAATGTTTGCACTACTTGTGGACCTGATACGCCAACAACATAAAAATAAATATCTACAACTAATCTATTATTATCTTGGTCATCATCAACAGCAACATTTTGTAATTGTATTCTTGGTTCGTAGTTAATTAAAACTTCTTCTATTTTTCTTTGTAGAAAAACTTTAGTCATAGGTGTAAAAGGTTCAAATAATAACTCTCTTATACCACAACCTAATTCTGGCTGAAAAGGTCTCTCATAGAAATTAGTTTGTACTAAATTTCTAACAGACCTTTTAATAGCAATAATATTCTCTACCACATTTACATCATTTGTAACTGCGTTTCTATCAAAGTCTAAGTCAATATCTCTAAATGGTCTGGAGTTTCTTGTACTCTTACTTTGTGTTTGTGAATCATAGACTGCCATACGGATATTTATAAGGTTTTTCTAACCGTTTGCGAAAACATTACTAGAACCAGTAGTTAAAGCGCCAGCGTCTGTACTGTCACCTATTCTAGCGACTTTTAAACTATGAACAAATACATTTGGCGAACCAACATTTACATTTGCTACATGTGGCGGACACGCCGGTACAGGCGGGTGTATATGTGATACTGTTGGGTCTGTTATTCTTGCAACTAATATACTATTTGCAAATACACTACCTTGACCGGGTGTGTCAAGTGTAGTTGTAGCTACACAAGCATGACCTGTTGTTGTAGTATCGCCTTTTCTACTAACGGCTGGCATTCTTAGCTTTTAACGCCTCTCTTCTTTGTTCTTGTAAAATTGATTGTCTTAATTTTCTACCTATTGGTATAACAATAGAATGACACATCTCTTTGCCTTTTTTACTGATATACTCAACACTTATCATCTTATCTTTAAAATCGCCTTGTACGGACTTTGTTGCTTTCTTCAAACTTATGTCTTCTTTTTCTTTTTCAACACCATCTGCATTCCAAAACTTAAATAATCTCATTTTTGCCATAAAACCTACTTGTTAATTGGCGTATCACATCTACATTGTTTACAACATTCAATCGTAACTTGTTTTCCATCGCCATCTGTATGATTTTTCATACAAGGACTTCCACAATGACACTCATGCCCACAATTTTTGCAATATTCCATGTTATTTCCTTTTTCTACTATTTATATTAAAAACCACAACTCATTTTCATTGCTCTTAATTCTGTTTCAGATAAATTTTCTAAATTTTCTTGAGCTGATTCGCCGATTCGCTCTAAATCTGGCTTAATTTCACAATTTTTAACTGTTTTTGAGCATCCGGTTGCTAAAAAGAACGAAGTAAGAACAAAAAATATTAAATAGCGTTGATTTATAAGGGTTTTTTTATGCATTTTTTTGAAAAAAAGTGAAAATAGTGCTTGCTTTCTATATTTAGTTGTGGTATAATGGACACATAATGAAAAACAAAAGGAAAAACACTATGAAAACGATAATTGGTTCTATATTACTAGGATTTGGTATAATGATGATGGCTGGTTCAGCAAACGATTGTGATGGCGCTTGTATGGAAACTGCAAATACACTATCTGAGATGTTATTTGTTGCAAGTATAGGTTTAGTTATGTCATTTGCCGGTTTTATGACATTATATTCAAAAATACTTAAATAAATGGTTGCCAAAAGCGAATCAATCTGTTATAATGGACACATAAAATAAGAAAGGACACTAAACACTATGACTACTGTAAATAAAACTGCTCAAACACTTGACGAAGGAATTAAAAACTTGATGGCTGGCGCCAAAGATGACTATGTTAAATGGTCAACTATTGGTGGTAAAGAGTTAACAGGTTATTCTAAAGAACAAGTTGATAATTGGGATTCTAAGACAAAAATCAAAAACGGTAAAAAGTATATTAAGATTGTACAAGATACTGGCGTTTTTTGTTTTATTGCAAAAGAAGATTTTAAACACTTTAAAAAAGGTGATATATTGAAAGCCGCTGGTTACAACGCACCTGCTTTAAACTCACCAAGAGGAAATGTATTGTCAGGTAATTACCCTATTCAATGGACTGGTCCTCTTTATCTTAAATAATTTTTATCTGCCCTTAGCTCAGTTGGATTAGAGCAACAGCCTTCTAAGCTGTGGGTCCCAGGTTCGAGTCCTGGAGGGCAGGCCAATTAGTGTAGTAGCGACCATGGTGAAAATGGTAAACACAACAGACTTAAAATCTGTCGCTTAGGCTTGTCGGTTCGATTCCGTCTGGTCGCACCACTAACACTCTTTGCAACAATCATCTGTACCACAATTCGTGTGTTCTATATTCCACTTTTCTTCATCACGCCAAGATTCATCTAATTGCATATCATCTAAATTAGATTGTAATACTGTAGCAACCAAATGCACTCTATCAACTTCACTACCGTTAAAGAAGTTATGATACTTTGTGTTGTCAGTTAGAAAAGCACTACCACTTGCTGGCATATGAAACGCCTCATTTTCAATTACCATTTTACATCCTTTATTTGTAATAATAGGAATATGTAATCTCATTTCGGGGTCACGGTGCCATGATAAACATGTTCTAGGTGGTTTCATTAAGAAACGAACACGACCTACTTTAAACATTTTGTTAATCTTGTTATACACTTCTTCTACATAAGTGTCTTTAAATTCTGGACAGATTTCAGTATATAAATGTTCTTGTATTTTTTCTAGTCGTTGTTCTTCGTGATTTGTCGTATCAGGCATAGTCCAATACAGACCTCTAACATTACCACCAGTAATAGAATTTTCATCATCTGGTATTCTGTTAATACAAATGGCATTAAAATCAATTAAGGTCTTATCATCTTTTTTAAAACCCATTTTGCTTTTAAAGTCGAAATAACATTTTCCTAGTCGGTCAATGTTAATGTTTAATGGATGTTCTCTATAATGCATCCTATATTTAGTATGGTTGCCATTATGTAATAAATAGTATATAATGAGGATATTATGAATAAGTATATAAAAGTATATGATGATGTTTTAAGTAAAGAACAATGTCAAGCATTAATCAACCGATTTGAAAGTAGCGCCTCACAACAACATAAAGAAAGTTGGCGTGATGTAAGAAACTTCACAGAATTAAATATCAATCAACATGAAAATTGGAATGACGCTTTACGCAAGATATATTCTGTATTAAAAATGAATATAGAAAAATATCGACATGATTGTAAAATAACACCTTTACAATGGCCTGATAAATTTGCATTTGAAGAAATACGATTTAAACGATATCTACCAAATAATAAAGATGAGTTTAAAGAACATGTTGATGTAACAACTCATGCAAGTGCTAAAAGATTTTTAGTAATGTTTATTTACTTAAATGATAATCTTGGTGGTCATACATCATTTAGTGAATACGATACAGCAGTACAACCTAAGGCAGGTAGACTATTAATGTTTCCTTCCACATGGACATACCTACACGCAGGACATAAACCGATAGAAACAAGTAAATACATCATAGGTAGTTACTTGCATTACCTATAGAGAAATTCCGAGAATCCGAGAGTCCGACAATTTTAGTTAATAGTACATTGAAGTACCAGATAGAACAAAAAGAACATAATTATAGAGGTCTTTATCTTCCTCTTAGTGTGTGAGTCCATTGTATTATTTATGGAATAGGTACTCTGGAGGTTCCTTGGAGGACGGACACCGTTATATATAATAGTTGTAAGCTTGACATCATGCGACAAATGGTGTATAGTATAATATATGAAAAAGAGATATTTCCATGAGGTAATTGAAGAAGAAGAAAAGATATTGGCCATTGGTCTAAAACAAAGTAGATTACATAAGAAAGAAAGACTTGATAGAGAAAAGAAGAAGACTGAATCTGAACAACTACAAGATGAATTGGAACCAATAGATGATTAAGGGTTGTATAGGGTTTAGTTATATATCTGG